AGATCTTTGGGGTCCAGTCGACCCGGCACGACGGCACTGAAACGTCTGTACCGATGTTCAGCTAAACCAAATTCTGTTGAGTGCAACGGTTCTATTTTTGACATTTAAAGTGTGCTCCAAAAAGGACCGACTATCCCGGTCGGTCAATGGTAAAAAGGTCAAGCGTCGCGGAGAATGAGTACGACGCTTGACCCCACTTCACTCAAACTGCGAGTGTTAACTTAGCGCGACCGTGCCGACGTTCTCGACAATGGTCCCGTTTCCAGCACTATCAAACCACACAACCAGGCATTCGTTGAGAGCGTTCAGTGTGGCAACATTGTTGGTGCCGTTGAATGTCCCCGCAGTAAGCGTAAGAGTGTGAGCTGCAGTACCAGTAGCACTGGTGTCCTTAACCACAAACAGACCCTGATGTGCCTTGCTGTCAGCAATCGTAGCTGCGACCACAACGGTTGCGTGGTTGAGTTCCAGGGACTGGACACCGGCCGGTACTGCACCAGATGCGGTCAGTTCGTAGTTAGCACCGGTGAGGGTTGCTGCTCCACCGGACGTTACGGATGCCACTTGCATTTCGGTGGTCTGACCGGTGGTCTCATCGATATGGATAACCCGATCGCCAGCGACCATACCAAGGTCATCACCGTTGCTGATGTAGTCTGCGCCGGTAACGGTGCCGATCGGATCGCCGTCTTTGTAAATCCAGACAGCACCACCATCGGCACCGACTCTCTGGGAAACCAAAGCCGGAGGATTAGTTGTTGCGTAAGTCATGATTCAATCCTCAATTAAGACAGCGCAGAGTCGTCGTGAGGCATTTCCACGACACCACTGTTCTGCAAAAGTTTACTACCCATGTACACCGATGCACGGCACCAGGACTTGTCGTTCTTCTCGTCGTACCCGACGTAAGTCTGAACCGACTCGTTGCTGATAGCGTGACCGATCGCTTTACGCGAGTACATGACGCAGGCCGAACTGGAGGTGCCAACACCAGTGATCGCACCGTCAACCAACCAATTCACACCGTACCAGTTGAACGCGACAGACTTCGATACGTTCTCGAACGGTTTTGAGTTGATGTAATCGACATTCGTGAACTGGTCCAGTCCCATCAGGTAGCCGTAAAATGCGGGCGTGATGAGAGCGAACACGTCATCGTCCTGGGTGGCAAAAGCGTTACCCAGTTTGGTTTTGGCTGTAGTGACCAGAATCAAACTCGCAACAGCGGCAGCACCCCAGGTTACAGTGGCGGCTGCCAGTGCGGTACGAATGTCGATATCGATCGTTCGATTGATGACCGACATACAGGTCTGTTGCATGATGCGGCGACCGTCACCCTGGGAGGCGAAGATGTTGAACTTCGTCCGCTCAGGCACGTCGTGCCATTCCTGCAACGTGGCAGTGTATTGGTTGAGATTATCCGCACGAGTCGGGATATCACCATTGATACCACGAGTAACAGCGGTGGCCCCACCGGAATCGGCAACCAGGAACACGGCCTCGTTGCCGGTGATCTGGACCTCGGTGGTGACAGTATGACGTGCAAGAGACTGACGTTTCTCAAAACCAGCAATAAACTCGTCTCGATACATCGTCTGAAAAGCAGAAGCAGACATGATGATGCCCTCAAAATTAAAGTAAAAGTTCTTACCTTACGTTTCGAGTTGGCCTTAGGTCTTTGCTCTGCCGGTTAGCCTTGGTGTGAGGGTCGGCTGAAAGACTATCAGGGGTCTACTTTGTAACAGTACTGTGATTATATACAGGACATCCCTGTCCTTGTCAATGGTCAACCTTGCCTCATCCTCAGTCTGAAGGCCCGAATGCCGGCAACCACTGCCGCCAGCCATCGCCAGCGGTAGGACTTGTCTGATCCAAATACAGCATGTCTCATCCGTACATCCTCCCGTAAAGGTATCCAAGTAGGGATAGTGCTGTGAGCATCATCCCTGTGAGCAATAACCAGTATTTAACCAGGTCCGTCACCCCTGAGCCTCCATCTGCTCTTTCGCCACGAGCAATGCCTGGTAGCGTTCGGCCTTGCTCGGATCATCGAACCACTCCTTGGTGCCCATCTGAGACTTGAGTTGCTTCAGCTCATCGGCAATTGTCTGGACTGGGTTGACGGAGTCTGGAACAACGGTGCCCGCGGGATTGAGTCGACGTGCCCAGTCTGCCATTGCGACCAGAAAACCAGGGTCATTAAACACTGCCCTGCCGTCAGACATGCGGGCATTGAGGAACACCTCCTTGGTTTTCTCCGGGAGGGTGTTGACGAGACCCGCTATTGCGTTCGTGTTCCCGACCGTATCCGACCCCCAGGCATCACGTACGGCTTTCTCAGCCGACTGCTTGTCGATACCGTCCTTGTCCTCCAGACCCTGGGCTTCGCGCTGTCGTGCCGTCAACACAGCGTTGACGATCTCATTCATGGCGCTCGAAGGGATATTATGTTTGTGGGCGATCGGATAGACGTCACCAAGTATGCGATCGTCCCCCTCACTCAACACCAAACCGTCACCCAGATCGGCCTTATACCCGACCACATCGAGCGGCACACCATGAGTACTGCGCCACTCGGCCAACTGATCTGCTGTTGGGTTGTCCGGCAGACCGGTGCTCATCTCACCTTTGCGGATCCGATCCTGAGCGTTGAAGTAATTTTTCGCGAACACGGGGAGATCGGACACACGCTCAAGCTGCGCGATGCGTTTCGGTGCTTCGTCACCCTCATACCCGGCAGCAGTAACGAGATCCTGCCGCCAGGTCTCGGGTAAGTTTTGGAAGAAGTTGGCCGGCGGGGTGCCCTGGTCGACGGTTGCAGGTGGAGCTCCACCCTGGTCGACGGTTGCCGGCGGGGTGCCCTGGTCGACTGCCGCACCACCTGCATCACCCGGCGTGTCGTCCATGTATCGATGTTTGAGGAACATTACTATTCTCCTGTTTCACTGACTGGTAAGGTTAAGTATTTTCTTATCTGTGCAGCCACAAAAGCTCTGCCATTCACGAACCCCGTCTCGTCCGGAGACCCGGGGATAAAAAGTAAATCTTGCGGTTGTGCGAACTTCTTGACGATCACGGCCAATGCCAGCACCTGCTGCCCTTCGTTCGCTTGACCCTCTCTCAGTGCCTTCAGTGCGCTGTGCTCTTCTTTGGTTAACGCGGGTACAGCTAATGAGATGGGTGGTTTCACTGCGGCGCGCCAAGCTGCATCTGTTGCGCCTGCATCGCAGCATCACGTAATGCGATCGCTTTTCGTGATTGAGTAACGAACTCAACATCCCGCAACCACCTTTGGGGTGCTCCGATACCCACAATGGCATCCCTGATCGCTTCGTCCAGGTTGGCATTGAGTACGACGTTGGGGTCGATCGCGGCAGCCTCGGACAGCATCTGACTGGTCATCTGCAGCTGTGTCGCTCTCTTCTCTTCCTCGCTCGAGTTGAGCGGGGACTTGAACTCGAACTTCACGTCCTTGTCGAGGAGAGATTCCGGCACGTCGTATTGTGACCCGTAAAATCCGGCGGCCATACCCAGTTCGAACGTCGCCTCACACAGCTGACCGTTATAATCGATCTCCATCGGTGCGAAGAGGGGGAGGTTCTGCCTGCGGTACTGTTTCATGTACTCGCTGACCTCGTACGCTGTCATGTTCGATTTGTCCGGGAGTGACAGTTTGTCGATGTAGAATGCACTCGCAAGCGTTTCCATCACCATCGACCGCATATTGTCCCCGATCGGGAACCCTCCCCTATCCTGAGTAATCGGTCGTAGTGCAGCACCCATTCGTTCATCGTACGCGTCGTCCACCCAGGTAATGCCGTCTGAGTCCAGGTTGACGTCCGACCGGATCACTTTTTGGGTAGCGATGAGAGGTGGTCGAGCGTACCGTTCGGATGCCTCGAGCAGGGTGTGGGTTATAGCCTGCAGACATCTGGCGTTCGGTAATCCTGCGATCGTTGCCGGTGAGTATGCGTACGGCGACCCTGCGATCGTCTGAAACCGCGGAACCACGTACACCCGACTGTTGAGACCAACCTCTTCGATCAGATGCTCGTTCTCGATGTCAATGAATAGAGACACCCATTTATACTTTGACTCAATCTCTTCGTCACCGTACATGTTCGACGGGATGACCATGTGTCTCACATCCATGTCAGTGAACGCATTGTGCTCGATGTCGTGAAGGGTATTACGGTGCAAATTGCCGGCCTTACCGAAATAATCTATCGCGATCTGTCTGGTTGGTTTCCATTTGCGCGAATGCCCCGAAACTTGCCCCGTCTCATCGTCCCACCACGCGCAGTCGCGCAGATGCCAAGATCGGTATAGGTAACCGGACCGTTGGCGATTAAGTTCGACGCTTATCACACATTGACCGAACGTGGCGAAGTCGTGGTCTCCCTCTTTTGTGGCGCGGATAAGGCCCGCTGACCGAGAGTGCATTAGGTCGAACTGCCTCTTCGTCTGCCAGTCAAGCCACATCTTACCCATGTGGTCAGGCTCGCCGGTCGTGGATGTTTTGAACCACTGACCGTCGCGCAGCATAGACGAGAAATTATTTGCCAGATCTCGTCTGACGAGGATCGGATACGAGTCAACCAACCCGTCCGCCATCTCACTTCCGACATTACGTGGAAAAGTGAAGTCTGCCCGTTCAGGATAGAAGTGCTCCGCCAATGTTTGATATAGCGAGAGCATGGGTTTTTGTCGAGCGAATATGTGATCGCTCAACTGCATCAAATCTTGAACGTTCTTCTTCACGTCATTACCCCAGCTTGTTGGTTTGCTGGTCGGTCAACATCGTCGATG